AAATTATAGATAAAAGAACTGAGAAAAAAGAATATACATTTAAAGATTTAGTGTGCGGAAATGTGTTCGAATATTCAGGAGATATTTATTTAAAGTTAGATACTTCTGGTGAGGATAATAATGCATACAATCTTAATACATGCAAATTTGCAACATTATCAGACGATGCTGTGATGCCAATTGAAACAGAACTCGTAATACGAGATACAAAAAACATGACTGGCCAGAATGACAAAACAGAACTTATTGGAGGTATTATTGATATCTTTGAAGATTTTTTAGATAAAAAGGGTGTGACTTTGGAGCCTCCTAAAAAAAGCTATGAAATGGAATTAGATGGTAACACTAATGCTAATATTTATGGCACTGATTATGATTCTATTTCAGATTCATTAGAGTCACTTCTACGAAGTTGGAAAGTAATTGAATAAGTAATTTAATTAAACGAGAGCACACTCGGAATATACAAGGTTAATACGATTTAATGGTGCTGCCATTATTCCTGGTTACGGATCTGAAATCCGGTCTACCGAACCGGCTTTAAGATCCTCCACCAGGAGAATCGCAGCTCAATATGACTCTGTTAAAGAAATGTGCCAGATTAATTGAGTATATTCAGTCCGGAGTATAACGGAATGCAAATAAGATATTTAAGATTTAATAATGCAGGCTAAGATAGATGTCTTCTTCAGGAACCTCTGGGTATCCCCAGCACTTCCTGAAGATTACATCTCCAGTAACCTGCATTATATGAAACAATTATAGAAATATACCGTAAGTATTGAGTTTGCATAATAAATTAATTTAGGAGCATACCAAGTATAAGCAAGATATATTCTATTTAATGAAGCGGCACATGACGATGACCCAATTCTGTCAGATATCTCTGAAGAAATGCGTCATCGCATTCCGCCTAATATTGATCCATTAAAGAAATATGCCACATATGTAGAGCTTATACAAAAAATCACAAGACAGTGAAATATTAACAAAGCATTTTAATTTTAATCATGGAGGCAAATATTGGAGGAGGCTGCCGGATTTATCAGTCCGGCTGCCACCTCCCTTGCCTCCATGATATGAAACAATTATAGAAATGTCTTAAAAATGTTGAGTTAATATAAAAAAAATCGTAAGGTAACGAGTATCAATAAGACATTTAATTTAATTTCAGAAACAACCACCTGAGGCAATAAATTGCCTCACGGCTTGCTCTGGAGATATGAAATGATTATAGTGATACCTCAGAAATGTTGAATTGATATAAAACCACAAGGCAGTGAATATTAACAAGGTATTTAAAATTTAATAAGAAGGTGATGAACTAGGAGGAAATCAAGCCCCTAACGGAGCTAGATATCCTCCGGATAACCTTCATATATGAAACTATTAAAGGAATGTCTCAGAAATACAGAGTTAATATAAAAATAAAATGAAAGGAAGTAGATAAAATGAGTATTTACGGAGATTTTTTATCTGATCTTAAAATTAGCGAAACCAAAAGATGGAAAGCGGATTTAAAGAATAAAACATTAATTTGTGAAGGTAAAAAATATATAGAATCTTCTATGTATGATATTCGTCACGATTTAATTGTTATTGACGGAATTAACTCTGATACATCAAGAAAGGAATGTAATGAAATATGTTTTGAGATTATTGAAAATCTGTATCACAAATATAAATATTCAATTCCAAGTGAAAGAAGTGAGAAGTACAGACAAAGAGAATATTTTCGTGCATTAAAGCCAGATGAAATGACAGATGAACAGTTGGTTACTGGTGAAGATCGAAATTATGCAAGGGCTGCGCTTGAAGCATTCATTCTTTGTGCTTCTCTGGCAGGATATTTGACTTGGGATGAAGAGCAGATGGGCAGCCATTGGTTTTATCAGGGGAAAGATAAAGATTTAATTATACTAAAGAAGTGGATTGAATGTTAAAGGAGTAAAAATATGCTTGAATTAAACGGAAAATACAACACCGCAAAGGTTTTCACTGACAATGTTGACAATGAGACCATCAGCCAGGTAATAGAACTGCTGAACCAGGATTACATCAATGATGCGAAAATCAGAATCATGCCTGACTGCCATGCAGGCGCCGGATGCGTCATCGGTACGACAATGACAATTTCTGATAAGGTATGCCCGAATCTGGTTGGGGTAGACATCGGCTGCGGTATGCTTGCTGTCAGGATTGCAGAAAAGGATGTTGACCTTCCAAAACTGGATGATGTAATTAATACATATGTTCCGGCAGGGTTCAATGTAAACAATGAACCGCTTGGCAATTTCAGCCATTTGAATGACTTGGTTGCTCCGGCTAATATATCGCTGGCTTATTGCAGCATTGGAAGCCTTGGAGGTGGCAATCATTTTATCGAACTTGATAAGGATGATGACGGAAACTTGTGGCTTGTAATCCATACTGGTTCCAGACATCTCGGACTGGAAGTTGCGAAACACTACCAAGAGCTTGCATACAAACAGCTAAAAAATACAGATATTGGAAATAAAATCAAGGCTGTGATTGCAGACCTGAAAGCAAAAGGAAGGGAAAAAGAAATTGAAAAAACAATCCAGGCGTTAAAGATGCAGGAACCGCATATCCCGAAATCCTTGTGCTATGTTTCCGGACAGGCGTTCAAAGACTATATCCACGATATGGAAATTGTCCAGAAGCATGCAGAACTAAACAGGAAATATATTGCCGATACGGTCATTGAAAAAATGGGCTGGCATATTTGTGAGGAGTTTCAGACAATACACAATTACATTGACACAAAAAACCTGATTCTCCGCAAGGGTTCTGTGTCTGCACGGGATGGCGAAAAGCTGATAATCCCGATAAATATGAGAGATGGGTCTTTGGTTTGTGTTGGAAAAGGCAATCCTGACTGGAATTATTCTGCGCCGCATGGTGCCGGAAGGATTTTGTCAAGGAGTGAAGCAAAAGATGCTGTTGGGATTGATGAGTTCAGGGAGTCCATGAAGGGGATATATTCTTCTTCTGTAATGGAATCTACAATTGACGAGTCACCGATGGTGTATAAACCGATGGACGAGATAATGGAAAACATTAAAGACACTGTAGACATTGTGAAAGTAATTAAGCCAGTATACAATTTTAAAGCACATTAAGCAAGAAGAACAGTGAAGGAAATCGCGAAAGAGATGCTTTGATTGGAATTATAATAATGAGGTGATCATATTGACAATAAAACAGTTAATTAAACAATAGAGAAATTATTGGAACAGGATTTTTAATATGAGAAAGGATAAATATTAGAAATGATTAGAATTTATATAAGTACACCTGATATTGAAACACTTCATGATATTGAAGACCGGCTTGAAGACGCTGGCATTGATTATGAATATGACAGCGGAGAGCGTCTTATTGTTGATAATGAAGACGTAGATACAGCTATTGAAATAATTGAAGATTGTGGTGGAGATCCAGAAATTATTTAAATTATAAGGAGGATGTAGATTATGAATTGGATTTATGGTGGAAGTATCCCTGAATTATATAAGGAAGTAGAAATTCTTTTAAAAGACGGAACTACAAGAAAAGATATGATGATCAAAGGTAAATATGGCACTTATGAATGGCGTAATTATACAGATCGCGCTGTACTTGGTTGGAGAGAAATCACAGAAAATAAAACAAATACAAAGGAGAATAAAACTATGAAAAAATCAAGAGAGAACAGAATGGAAGCATTAAAGGCAGCAAACATTGAAACAGGAAAATACTTCAGCGTAACATTACCGGAAGGTTTAAAACCTGGCAGTACAATTAATGTAACAATCAGCGAAGACGGAAGCCCTGTCATTGTAAGTCCAGAGAAGAAAAGGAATTCAGAAGAGGAGTCTTTCTTATCTCAGATTTATGAAGATGGATATGTAAGAAATACTCGTCTTCATAGAAGATGGGTTATGGCACAGATGTTCAGAATGCTGAATTACAAGAGTTATTATACAGGTAAATCTGGATATGACGCATATTTAAATGATCACTATGGATATCAGTATCAGTTTGAAATGATGTTAGAAGAAATCCGAGTATTAGCCGAATTACAGGATAGAGATATAAAAGCTTTTGCTGAAAGGTCAAGATTCTTTATTCCGGATGTTGTTTCTGCTACCTGCAATGATTATATAAATAAACTTGAGATTTATGTTAATAAACTTCCGGTGCATAAATGTAAAGGTGTTCCTTATAAGAAGGTTTTTGGTAGAAATATATTTGTTGAAGATCTTAACAAATATGTATATTATCCACAGAAAAGCAACTTTGCAGATGTAAAACG